AGCATTGCGATGTTGCTGGACGGCATAGCTTCCACATGATGGAGTGGTTGGCTGTCGGTGCGTTGCCGGAGTCTGGCGAAGCGCTGTTCAGGATCATCCGTCGTCCGTTTGGTGGCAGTCGAGTGCCATTGGCGCTGGAGATGCTCGAAGCCGATGTGCTGGATGAGGAGTATCAGGGTCCGACGCTCGCAAGAGAGAACGAATGGCGGATGGGTGTAGAGATCAATGAATGGGGTCGCCCGGTGCGGTACGCATTCTTGACGCGCCATCCAGGTGATTACTGGTTCCAGAATGTGCCAGAGAAGGGTGGGAAGCATGTGTTCCTGCCCGCCGAGGACGTGATTCATCTGTTCATCCCCGAGCGCCCGCAGCAACATCGCGGTGTGCCGTGGTTCCATCCGGTGATGGCAGATGCGCATCAGCTTCAGGGCTATGAGGAGGCTGCAGTGATCCGTGCGCGTGCGGGCGCATCGATCATGGGTTTTGTGACATCGCCTGAAGGCGAGCTGGAAGGTGATGATGTTGAGGATCAGCGCCGGATCTCGGAATTTGAGCCTGGGATGTTCAAGTATCTGGAGCCGGGGCAGAACGTCACGGTGCCAAACATCAATTCACCCGACCAGCAATTTGAGATGTTTGTGCGCAATAAAGTGCGCAGGTTTGCGAGTGGCTTCGGATGCAGCTATGAGACGCTGAGCCGTGATTTTTCTGAGACGAACTACAGCAGCTCACGGCTGAGCCTGCTTGAGGATCGTGAGCACTGGAAGGTGGTGCAGGCTTACATGATCGAGCACTTCCACATGCGGGTGTTCCGCGAGTGGTTGAATCTGGCTGTGCTGACCGGTGAGCTGGCGTTTGATGACTATGACGCGAGGCCGGAGCGGTACGATACACCGCGTTGGATGGCACGCGGCTGGGATTGGGTGGATCCGTTGAAGGAAGCGAAGGCTTACCGTGAAATGGAGCAGGCGGGGTACATGACAAAATCGCAAATCGTTGCGAAACTAGGTGGAGACTTCTACGACAACTTGACCGAGCTGTCACGCGAGCAACAAGCAGCGGTTGACCTTAGTGTTGAGCTTGATCGCGACATCATCGATCTAACCCAGGAGGTTATTGAGTAATGCCTGCTATGCCGACCGAGGGGATGCGCGAGGAGGCTCGCCGTTACCGCGCATGGAAGGAAGAGGGCCATGAGGGCGGCACTGAGGTTGCTGCTCGTCGTGCCAGTCAGATTTTGAGCGGTGATGAGCTGAGCGATGAGACAATCGTGACGATGAGCGCATGGTTTGCTCGTCACGAGGTGGACAAGGAAGCTGAGGGCTTCAGCAGCGGAGAGGAGGGGTATCCGTCACCTGGTCGTGTGGCATGGGCCGCTTGGGGCGGTGATGCAGGAAAAAGCTGGGCCGATAACCTAGTTGAAAGCATGGATCGCGCAATGGTGATCGGTGATGGCGACCGGCCGTATCCGAACGAACATGCCGCTCGTTTGCGGAATCCTGATCAGTATGACCGGTTCCGTCGCCGGAATGATGCTGGAGGTGATGGAGTGGACTTCATCTTTGGAATCAAGGAAGGCGAGGATGGTGCTGATCTGCAAGCAATCCGATTCCGTTTGTCCAAGTTTACGGCTGCCGAAGCTCGTGCCTGGCTGGACGAACGCGACTATGAGGTGATGGAATTCGAGGAAGCTACTGGTGATCGGAGTGAGACGCGGGCCGAGCCGGGCGATTTGAAGGAAGGTGATTTCGTGAGCTGGAACAGCTCCGGCGGTCGCGCTCGTGGCAAGATCGAGCGAATTGTGCGTGACGGCACGATTGATGTGCCGGATTCAAGCTTCAGCATTGAAGGCGGCGAAAATGATCCAGCGGCATTGATTCGTATTTATCGCCCTGGTGACGATGGCTGGGAGGCTACTGAGACGATGGTGGGACATCGATTCAGTACACTGACAAAGATCGAAGCACTACGCGAAATGGAAGAAGTCAATGTTCGCGACCTTGAAGGGGCGAAATTCAAGCGTGTTGAAACAACAAGTTTCAATGTGCTTGACGAACGGACGATTGAGTTTCCGTTCAGTTCTGAGTATCCCGTGGCTCGTTATTTCGGAAACGAGATCCTGAGCCACGAGATGGATGCCGCCAATCTTGAGCGGCTGAATGACGGCGCACCGCTGTTGTTCAACCACGATCCTGATCGCATCATCGGCGTTGTCGAACGTGCATGGGTCGATGGTGAAAAGAAACGCGGTTACGTCAATGTGCGCTTCTCGCGCAACAAGCAGGCACAAGAAGTGCTTGCAGACGTACGTGACGGAATTCTTCGTGGCGTTTCATTCGGGTACTCCATTGATAAGATGGAGCAACGCGAAAATGACTTCGTAGCGACCCGATGGTCGCCTTTCGAGGTCAGTGTGGTCAGCATTCCCGCTGATCCCACTGTCGGCGTCGGACGTTCTTTGGACGATTCCGAAACCGAGCAAGCGGCCCCGGCCGCATCTCCTGCAAACCCTGTGACTGAACCTGTCATGGACAACACTCCTGACCTGGAGGTGATCCGGTCCGAGGCCGTTGAGGCCGAGCGCAACCGTATCGCCGCCATCAACAAACTGGGCGAGCGTCATAAGCTCCCCGAACTGGCACGCGAACTGATCGACGGCGGCAAGTCGGTTGATGAGGCCCGTGCTGCTGTCCTCGAAAAAATCGGCAACCAACCTGTGGAACACCGCATCGACGCCAACGATCTTGGCCTCTCCGAAAAGGAGACTCGTCAATTCAGCTTCGTCAAGGCTCTGAACTACTTGGCCAACCAGGGCGATGCTCAGGCTCGTCGTGAAGCTGAGTTTGAAATCGAAGTCGGCAAAGCTGCAGCTGATAAGTACGAGCGTTCTTCTAACGGCATCGTGGTGCCGAACGAAGTGCTGCGTCGCGATCTGGTGGTCGGCACTCCTTCTGCCGGTGGCAACCTCGTTGATGATGAGCTGCTTGCTGGCTCCTTCATCGAGCTGCTGCGTAACCGCCTCGCTTTCGCTCAAGCTGGCGTGACCATGCTGAGCGGCCTGCAGGGCAACATCAGCATCCCCCGACAGTCGAGCGCAAGCACGGCGTACTGGGTCGGCGAAAATTCTGCTCCGACCGAAAGCCAGCAAGCTGTTGATCAAGTCAACATGACGCCCAAGACCGTGGGTGCTTATGTGGACTACAGCCGTCGTCTGCTGCTCCAGTCCTCAATCGATGTTGAGGGCATGGTTCGTAACGACCTGGCTCGTGTGATCGCGCTGGAAATCGACCGCGCTGCTATCTACGGCACCGGCTCCAGCAACCAGCCTCTGGGTCTAACCAATACCACTGGCATTGGTTCCCAGACCATCACCACCTTCGGCACCTTCGTTGAGTACATCGGCATGGAGACCGATGTTGCTTCTGCTAACGCCGATGCTGGCAGCCTGCGTTACATCATCAACGCTGCTGCACGTGGCGCCCTGAAGTCCACCGAGAAGGCCACGAACACCGCTCAGTTCGTGTTCATGGACAACGAGATCAACGGCTATCCCGTGATCGTGTCCAACCAGCTGCAGAACAACGATGCGCTGTTCGGCGACTTCTCCATGATGATTATGGGCATGTGGTCCGGCCTGGATCTGACTGTGGATCCTTACGCTGGTGCTACCGCTGGCACCGTCCGCGTTATTGCTCTGCAAGACGTTGACTTTGCCGTCAAGCAGCCCGGCGCCTTCTGTTTCGGCACCTGATTGTGATGCGAGTTGAGATCAAGCGCAACGTCATGATCTCCGGGGAGCCTGCTGCGGCGGGCTCCTTCGTAGAACTTGAAGACGCTGCGGCAATGCTGCTGATTGGTATGGGTAAGGCGGTGTTCGCACCGGCAGCCAAGCCTGAGCCTGTCAAGCAACCTGAGCCGGTGGAGGTACCGGCATGTCCACCGACCAAGCCTGTGTCTCGTCGCGGGCGAACCAGTTCCTCTACTCTCAAAGACTGATGGCCATTCTTTCCACCGGCCTGGAGAAGCTTTCTCACTTCGCCCTGGCCCCGACTGCAAGTCGCGGCACTGCTCTTAACGGCACCGCTGTTGACCTGAACGATTACGAAGGTGACATTGTTGTCATCTTCGACGTTGAGAACGGCGGCACCTCTACCCTGGACGTGAAACTGCAGTCCAGCGACACCCAAGGTGGCAGCTACACCGATGTCACCAGCGTGTTCAACCTGGGTGGCACCGAGCAAGCTTCTGCTGCTGTGGCTTTCGCGCAGGTGAGCACCTCTGCTTCTAAGCAGTATCTGGTGTTTCCCAAGGGTTCTGCCAAGCGCTGGGTGAAGGCTGTGTCCACTACCGGTGGCGCCCACACCTATAGCGTCAACGCTTTTGGCGCCAAGAAGTACGCCTGAGCCTGATCACGATATGCGCCTGGCTTCGGTCAGGCGCTTCTTCTTATGGCATTCGTCGAAGACCTAACCGTATTCCTTGACACTGCCGAGTTTGCGGTGCCGGTGACGGCTGGCAGTGTGTCAGGGCTTGGCATCCTCGACATGCCATCAGAAATTATCGCTGATGGCGTGGTGCTAACAACGGATTACAAGCTGACGTGCGAGGCGTCGAAGTTTGGCGATCTTACTTACGGTGCTGGTGTTAATGTTGATGGCAATGCGTACACTGTTAGAAATGTTGCCTTGATCGATGACGGCGCCTTTTGTGAAGTGATGCTGCAGCGAACCGCGACACCAAGCCAAGCAGCAAGTACACCTGC